GTCTCAAAGTTGCTTGCCCAAGCCGACTGGACTTCAAAGCAGATTGCTAAGGTCTACGGCGTACCGGATTCAGTCTTGAACGGAACAGGCGACCAGCAAAGCTCACTAAAAATGATCGGTGGCGAATATGCTAAGTCGCTCATGCGGTTTGGGAATGCGGTAACTAGCGAATTGTCAAATAAGCAGTCATCGCCAGTCACGATTGACATTAAGCCAGCGATCGACCCTGTAAACGATGATTACACGACTAACGTTAACGAGTTTATCAAGTCAAAAATGCTGACACCCGAACAAGGTATTTGGGTGTTGCAACATTCTGGTTATTTACCGACTGACTTACCAAAGGCGGACGTACCGCCAGATAACAACACAGGAGGTGTAGTGTAATTGAAAAAAATTGACATTAAAGGCGCAGTTGTCGATGATGATACAGCTGCGTTTTATAATTTCTTCGGCATTGCGAACGTGTCACCAAGCGCGGTTAGTGCCGTGTTAAACGATGGAGACATCGGCGAAGATGTTGAGGTTAACATCGCATCCAACGGCGGTGATGTCTTCGCAGCAAGCGAGATTTTCACGATGCTGAAGTCGTCAAGCGCAAATGTGACCGTCAACATTCAAGGACTTGCAGCCAGCGCAGCCAGTGTGATTGCAATGGCAGGGGACACGATTAAGATTTCACCAACAGCCCAGATCATGATCCATCAAGCATCAGTTATGGCTGGTGGAAACAAGGATGACCTTACCCATGAGGCAGCCGTCCTAGACAGCATCGACCAGTCGATTGCGAGTGCCTATGAGCAAAAAACAGGCATGTCACAAGACAACTTATTGAACATGATGGCACAAGAAACATGGTTAACAGCAACAGAAGCGGTCGATAAAGGATTTGCTGACGAGATTATGTTTGTTGCTGACAACGAACCAGCATTTGCCAACGATTTGAGTGGTGTTGTACCAAAATCAGCTGTCAATAAGCTGATGAATCTTATTAACAAGTCCGAGAAGACTTCAAAACTAGAAGTTAAGAATACGACTAATAGCCAACTTACTAGCGATCTAAAGCAAAGTAAGGTGGCTATTTTACTAGGAAAAACAAAGGAGACTAACTAAATGGTAGCGAACATCAATGATTTGAACAACAAGTGGGTAGCACTCGGACAACAAGTGTCTGATTTGCAAAACAGTGCTCAACTAATGGTTGACGATGATGCGGCATCTGCGGAAGACGTTGCAGAAATCCAAACAAAAATTACAAACGCGGTAGCTAAGCGAGACTTGGCCTATGAAAACTTGGTACAAGCGCAAGCCGAAGTGGCCTTGGCTGGTCAAGAAGAAGTTAAGCTGACGCCAGCTGAAAACGACTTGAAAAAGCAATTCGTAAACGACTTTGTCGGCATGGTTAAGGGTGATCCTAAAATCGTCAACTTGGTAAGCTCATCAACCGATCCCGCTGGCAATGCTATTGGCTTGACTATCCCAGAAGATATTCAAACAACGATTCATACGTTGACACGTCAATACGCGTCACTCGAACAATTCGTCAAGGTTGAAGCTGTGTCAACTTCAAATGGTTCACGTGTTTATGAAAAGTGGACTGACGTGAAACCTTTGGCTAACTTGGACGATGAAGATGCAACTATTGGCGACAATGATGATCCAAAGTTGACAACAATCAAGTACCTTATCAAGCGTTATGCCGGTATCACAACAGTGACGAACTCACTTTTGAAAGACACGGCCGAAAACATCTTGGCATGGTTGTCATCATGGATTGCTAAAAAGGTTGTCGTCACACGCAACCAAGCAATTATTGCTGCTATGAATGCAGTACCAAAAAAGCCAACACTTGCTAAGTTTGACGATGTGATCGATATGGCGAACACTTCTGTTGACCCTTCTATTTTGTCAACATCATTCTTCTTGACCAATGTGTCTGGTTGCAATGAACTTCATAAGGTAAAGGACGCAATGGGTAACTACTTGTTGCAACCAGACCCTTCACAACCACAACGCATGTTGATTCAAGGTAAGCAAGTTGTTATGGTGGCTGACCGCTGGTTGCCATCATCAGGCACGGCTGCTGCACCTGTTTATCCATTATATTTCGGTGACTTATCTCAAGCCGTTACGTTGTTTGACCGTGAACAAATGTCATTGCTTTCAACAAACGTTGGCGCCGGTGCATTCGAAAAGGATCAAACAAAGATTCGCGTTATCGACCGTTTCGACGTTCAAGCAACCGACACTGAAGCATTTGTTGCTGGCTCATTTACAGCCATTGCCGATCAAAAGGCTAACTTTGTAGCAGCACCAGCAGGCGCCTAAATTAAATGAATCGCCAAAGAAATAAACAGTACAGAAATGGGCGGTTAATATTTTGGTAGAAAGGAGTGTATTTTGGCAGTAGATGTAGAGACTTTGAAGACATCTTTACGAATCGACGGCAATGCAGACGATACCTTGCTAACTGGCTATCAATCAGCGGCTGAAAGTTATGTCAAGAACGCCGTGGGGACAGGTGATAGCAAGTTTTACGCCCAAGATGCCGTTTCACCACTTTATGATGTTGCGGTCATCGCTTTGGCAAGCGGTTATTATACGTTCAGAACTGCCTTGTCGTTAGTTGAATCTTATCCTATCGACTTGCCGACAAACTCGATTATCGGCCAACTACGCGGCCTTTATGCTGATTATTTAGCAGAACAGGGGGCATTTGATGGCGATCAATCCACTGGAGTTTAATGAGCGGGCGGCATTTGGGTCATACCAAGTTGTGACGAATGAAATTAACGGCAACCAGACCAATAAATTCGTAGCTGCGTTTAACCGTTGGTTTGGTTATCGCACGCAATCACTCACCCAGCAATACACGCTGATGGGGAATAAGCTCGTTGACACAAAGTTGATTGCGATCCGCCATGACGATGCCGTGACTAAACAAATGATTGTTCAAATTGGTAATGATGAGTACAAAATTATTACAATCAGCTCGGACAACCGGGCTGCGCGTGAAACATTTGACTTGTTGACACTACAAAAGGTGGCGAAACCATGAGTAATGACTTTGAAGCACAAATGCAGCAATGGCTCGCACAAGTTGGCGGGCTAGTGAACTTGACTATTGAAGAACGTGAGGAAGTCAATCAAGCAGGGGCTGATGTTCTGCGTGAGAAAATCGCACAAGCTGCGCCGCGTAACGAAAACCGAAAACTTGGGAAGATGAAACACTTGGCTGATTCCGTTACGTCAGGGCGTTTACAAGGTACGAAATCAGACGGTAACATCGCCGTTGGCTTTAAAACAGATGATGTCAATCATGCGCGTATTGCAAGGTTTAACAACGATGGGACAGCTAAAATGCCGAACCCAAAGGGGCTGCACTTCTACGACAATGCTTTAAAAGAAGCGGAGAAAGACGTCAACGAGGCAAAACGCGCTAAGCTTGCTGAAATCCAAGAAAGGAAGGCTAAGACATGACAATGCTAATGGACGCATACCGCATCGTTAAAGCCAACGCGACTTGGGCTGATAGCGTGTATGTAAAAAAACTCGATCAATCACAGATCACACCAGATAAAACGTTTGTACTAGTCAGGGACGGCATTCAAAGCCAGTCCCTTTTTGGTAGCAATACCTATACACAGATGACTTATGGTGTAGATATTCAAATCTGGTACTCAACCAGTTCAACGCTCGATTATGATGCCGTTGAACAAAATCTTATGAAGACATTGGAAGCTCAAGGGTGGCGCGTTCAGACTATTCGCGGTCGGATCGTTGACCCTGACGTGTTCCAAGACTTTCAAACAATCACATTCGCAAAAACAAAGGAGACTATTTAATGGCAACATTAGGAATTGACAACGCTAAGCTCGCTTTAGTTGACAGTAAGGGAAATGTCTTAACAGGCACGCAAGGTATCTTCAAGTACACAGCCAACGCTGCAACAGATACGACAGGAATTTTCACAGCAGACGCAGACACGTCAATGGGTATTGCGTCAGTCGCTTTGACAAATTTGGAAGGTTCAACAACCGATATTTCAGGGTCAAACCGCTTGGTTTATAAGTCAGCTGGTAAGGGTGCAGCGCAAGCCGTCTTGACAATCAATGCACTACCAAACGAAATTAAGATGGCCGTGCTAGGACGCAAATCTGACGGCAAGGGTGGTTATGTTATTGACGGTAAGGTCAACTCAAATAACCGTGTAGCGTTACTTGCTGAGTCCGCTGAATCGTTTGACATCAGCAAGCCAGTATACGTGGCCTTGTACATGTCTAACACATCGGAAGCTAGTGTGACATTGACAAGTAACAGCGCAACTGAAGCGCGTTCAACTGATGCAATCACATTCGCAGCTTTGGAACGTGGAGATGACGGCTTTGGAAAGTATTTCTTCAGTTCATCACCACAATTTAGTGAACAGAGCATGATGGCTGACGTGTTCAAGAGCGTCACACCACCCGCAGCAGGGTAATTTTTTTAAGTCGCTTATGCGGCTTTTTATTATGTCCAATTAAGGGCACCAATCACATAAATAAATAGTCTAAGGAGACTGCACATGACAGTAAAAATTATCCCTACAGAAATCGGTATCAAGAAAGCTATTGAAGTTAAGGAATCAAATAAAAATATCCGCGCCACTTGGGAATTACAAAAGATGATGACCAAGTTATCAATCGACCAAGAAACAGTTGGTGATTCACCAGCAGACTTTGAAAAAGTTATCGACATGATGCTTGACGTGCAGACTAAGACGATTAACTACATCGTGAACACGTTGGGTCTTGATGACAAACAAGCGGCCAAGGTCGACGAGATGGAATTTAATGACACAATGGCGTTTGCGGTGCGCATCTCATCAGAATTATTGCACATTGAGGCACAACCGGCTGATGAAAAAGAAACGGGTTTAGAAGCTTAACCGAGCGCTATGATGCGCTTGACAATGCGATAAAAGACTTCGACTACAACGAACAAAAAGTGCTGACTGAGCTTCATATCATGCCATCGGCGTTTGAGGAAGAAGACTTTTATCGACTAAACGAAGTCTTATCGGCACTATCTGTTGAAGACAGACCAATGACAGGTTCACAGTTCATGAAGTCGTTAGGTGTTGATCCTGATTCCGACACACTATCAATTTAGAAAGGAGGTAAAACATGGCTCAAATTACCAACGAAATGGCCACTAACCTGACGCTTGATATCGGGAGTGCCCAAAAGTCTTTGCGCGAGTTGACTTCAACTGTTAAAGACTCGAATAACGAGTGGAAGATACAAGAAGCGCAGCTAAAAGCGTCTGGTGATGCTGCAAACGCATCTAAAGCACGTTATGAGGGGTTGCAAAATACCTTATCAGAGCAAAAAAATAAGGTCGATGCCTTAAAACAAGCCCTCGATAACAACAATACCGAGACTAAAAAGGGTCAGGAGCTTCAAACTTACCTGACCAATGAGTTAGCCAAGGCTGAACGACAGTACGCAAGTTATCAGGGACAATTAGATAAAGCAACCCAGTCTTATAAGTACCAAGAGTCCGGCCTCGCTAAATTAAATGACGAGTTAAAGCAAAGTAATGATCTGACTGATGCGCGTGCCAGAAAGTTAGAATCAGAGGGTCACGTTGAAGAGGCGCAGAGGATACGCCTAGATGGCCTGAAAAACGCTCAAGCAAACTACACCAAGCAACTTGAAATCCAGACAAGTGAACTCAACAAGTTAGCGGATTCTGGTGACAAGTCAAGTGAGAGCTATAAGCGGCAAGAGTTGCGTGTGGCTCAAATGGGTGCGAAGTTAGCACAAACAGAGCGAGAAATTAAGGATTTTAATCGCACTGAAATCAAGCCAGAGACAAGCGGCATGAACAAGGTGCGTGACCAGCTGCGGAGCTTAGACGAGGCGTTAGAGGGAACGAGAAGTCGGTTTAAAACCATTTTTATGGCGAACCTTGCTGCTAATGGTGTCTATAGCGCTTTTGAGAACATCAAGGAAAAGATTTCCGAAACATTAGAGGGAGCCAAAGAGTACAACAAAGAACAACAAGTCATGAACGCAACTTGGCTTACTTTGACTGGAAATGCAGGTCAAGGTAAAGATATGGTTAATTCGATTAACCAAATCAGTACCGCGTTCGGCCAATCAAATGATGTTGTTAATGAACTATCACAGCAGTTCTACCACGTCTTTAACCAAAAAGAGCCAACAGAACAGTTGACCAAGTCGATGTTGACCCTTGGCGATACCTTAGGCATGAACGCAGCCGATGTTGAGCGATTAGGGCTTAACTTTACTCACATGCTGACAAGCGGACGTATGCAGCTTGGCGACTTCAACATGATTACCGATCAGCTGCCAATGTACGGCGAAAAGTTGTTAGAGTACGAACAAAAAGTACAAAATAACTCTAAGTTGACGATGGCGCAGTTACGTGACCAAATGTCCGCTGGTAAGGTATCGGCTCATGATGCCACCGAGGTCATGAATGAACTTGGCGACAAGTACAAGACAGCCAGTGAAAACATGATGAACACAGCCACTGGTATGGAACGCGTCATGCAAGCGCGTGGCAAGGCTTTGGCTGGTGCGTTGATCCAGCCCATCATGAACGCTCAAAATCCCGTGTTTGGGGCAGTATCAAAGTGGGTATCAGATCCTAAGACAGAGCAAGAATTTAACAAAGTCGGCGACCAGATTAGCAAGTCGTTTGGGACGATTACCGCTGCTTTTGGTAAGTCGTTTAGCGGTAAGGATTTCACAAGCAATGCTGATGCGTTCCTCAACAAGACATCAGATGCTATTAAGAGGTTTGGTGATTATATCGCGAAGCACGCTGATGATATTCGTGATTTCTTCAAAATGGTTAGGGAATTGGGGACTGCAGGGTTTGGAGCGTTAGGTGCAACACTAAAAATTGCTATTCCGCTGCTAGAACAGGTCGGTAAATTCGCGAGTTCACACCCGACGTTGTTTAAGGTGTTAGCTGGTTCGGTTATCGGATTTGATCTAGCGTTAAAAGGTACGCTAAGGACGATAAGGTCAATTGAAGATACTAAGCAAAGCCTAGCATTTCTGAAAGGCTTAGTTATTAAACCAAAGGTAGATACAAGTGATGCAAAAAGAGAGTTGGGTGTTCTTGGAACTGCCTTTAATTTCCTTAAGACGAATCCATTTGCATTGGCGATTACCGCAATAACAACGTTGAGCTTTGCATTGTACGAGTTGTACAAACACAACGAGAAGTTCAGGGAATTTGTCAACGGTATTTTGAAGTCTGCTAAAGACGTATTTGACAAACTGAAAGATGTTGCGGCACCAGTTATTCAATCATTCAAAATTTTCGGAAATACAATCAAAGAAGTGTTTGTTGATTCGTTTAACGCAGCCGCAAAAGCGATTTCGCCTTTTATCAAACTATTTAAGTCAGCGTTTTCAGGGTTAGATTCAGAATTTAGCGACATTTTTAAATCTATCGGCAAGTCATTCGGCAGCATTTTAAAGCCGTTTTCAGACGCTGGAAAAAAAGGCGGGGCTATTCAATCGGTAGCGGATGCCCTTGATGGCGTTTCAAAGTGGTTTATTCAAAACAAGAGCTTTTTTACTGCAATCGGTAGCCTTATCGCAAAGTCTATTGGTACCGGAATAGCCGCGGTAGGCATTGCCATTCGTGGCTTTGTAGAGATAACGCTACCCCTCATTAAGCCATCGGTTAACAATGTCGTATCTATAATTAAAGGCGCGTTATCAATAATCGGAAATGCGTTTAAAATCGCTTGGAACGGCATCAAATTAGTATTTGATTTGTTGACTTTCAACTGGAAGAACCTTGGAAAAGATATCAAAGGCATTGCTAGTGGTATTTCTGGGGTTATCACAAGCGTATTTAAGACGATGGGCGCTGTTGTGGCCAACATCTTCAATGCTTTGGTAAAGGTAATTGATAAGGCGCTTTGGTCTATCGGATTAGGAACAAAAC